TTTGTCGATTGAATCCACCAAGCTTTTCTGGGCTTGCTTTCAAACATATCTGTTTCAGAAAGCCACTTCTTGATTTCTTCGGCCATGACCTTTGCTCGACCGTTTTGGGTTTCGTAAACTTCTTTACCCAGGTCTTTCTTCATTTGTTTCATAGCCTTCTCAGTGCCAGAAGGATCATCAAACCTATTCCAATTCTCGCCCATAATATAATAAGCAAGTAAGACCTCGTTTAGATCCCCTGGTGCCTTGTTCTTAGAAAAGTCTCCGTGACCTTCGTTTAGAACTTCACGCATAACATCAAAGACAGTTTTAGGTTTCTGTCTTTCATAGTATTTGTTTAGGCTCTCTCTAATGTTAGAAAATTTCATCGGCAATACCTAGCTCAACAGCTTCTTGTGCTGAGATATAAACATTCACCTTCTTCTTAATTAGTTTCTTGATATAATTTTCGGTCATATCAGTCTCGGCTGCAAGAATCTTGATATAGCGCTCCTGAATCCACTTGATCTCTGCGAACTCGTTCTCAAGATCCGTAACGTCACCCATCGAGCCACCCTTTACGTCGTGAATCATCACTCGGCAGTTTGCACCAATGCGCCTCTGGCCCTTCGTACCAGCAGCTAATAGAAGCACACCCGCAGACATAACCTTGCCGATAGCAGTAGAGTGAATCGGGCAGTCTTGACGGATGCGGCGCATCATATCGTAGATACCAAACATCTCTACGGCTGAACCACCGTAGGTAGAGATAATCATCTCGAAAGGATTTACAACGGTTTGTGTTCCCTTGCTAGGATCTTCTTCGTCAACTAAAACTTCCTGCTCTGCCGTGTTGTGCATCGACAGCATACCATACAAAGTCTCTGTTGCTTTTTCCTCGTTGATCTCACCGATGATACCGATGCAGCGCATCTCTTCCTCGGCCTGGCCGCCGCTACCACTTGCAAGTAAGATAATCTGTTCTTGCTTCTCTTCTTGCTTCTCTTCTTGCTTTTTAGTTGCTTTCTTTTTAGTCATTACTTTTCTTTCTGTTTTTAAACTCTTCAATTGCTAGGATAGATTCTTTGTTTTTATTGAGGTATTGCATAGCCTCATTCCAGTTACTCCAAGGCGCTAGGCTCGCATAAGGATACATCGCTCCTTTGATAATGTCAACTGCCTGATCTTGCCAGTCTCTTTGCCAGTCCTCAGTGAAATTCCAAACACGCTTTAGTTCCTCTGTGTACTTCTTATCAAAGAAGAATAGCAGTTCTTCTTTTTGACTAGGGGTAAGTTCTTTTGATCCATCAATAGAAGCTTTGAAAGCTTGGCGAACTTCATCAATACCTTCGGCAGTCTTTTGTTCCCACATTCTCAAAGTTGAAACATGCTCTGTGCTTTTCAGCATCATAAGCAAACTTTGAAACTGTGCGATTAGGATTGTCTTCATAGAAACTGAAATAGACTTCAAGAATCTAATTGACCTACCGAGGGCAAATCCAATAAAAAATGTTGTTAGTGCTAATATCCAATTCATTTTGCTTTACTCAATGTTCTGTAAACGTGGTGAAGATGTTCCATAGGTTGCTTATCAACAACTGACACGACGCACTCGTGTAGATACTGTCTCACCTTTGTTAGTAGTCTACCACGAAAAACCTTTCTTGTCAAGGGGTGTCCGACCATCCAATAATAAGATGGACCTTCAAAGATATTCTCAAACCCCTGAGTCATAATCTTATCCGTAGGTAGACCGTGGACATAGTGAAGACACACAACATTTACAGAATAGCCTTTCATCTCTTCCTCTGTTCTATGCTTGCTCGCCCAGGGCAAAACAGCCAACAAGAGGGGCGAGCCTGCAAGGAACCAGGGAGATAGAGGCGTTAAGAGTAAAGATACAAGTCCAAAGATAGCGTATACCTGTGGAGTTATATATTTGAATTCAAACCAGCCTGGAATGATAGTTTTATTTCTTCTCTCAATGTGGACGTATTCGTGAAACAACACCGTAAGATAAGAACGTAACTTCCTTGTGTCGGCTTCTCTTCTCTCGACCACACTTTGATATGATTTTGGAACATAGATATTACCACGCATAGTGGTAATCATATTTGTCATAAACTTCTTGTTCCAAAAAGTGAGCCGCCCTATGGTTCTCATAAGGCGGGACTCTTCTTTGTATATGATCTTTGTCCCAAACTTTTGAGACATTTCTTTTGTGATTAGTTCAATAGCACGAATAGTTTCTTCCCTTGAAAGGGGAGTAGTTATGCTTGCTGTGTTCATAGGGCTTCATTCTACTCTACTATTGTTGTTTTGTAAAGAATTACTTCTCAGCTTTACTAGCTTTTTGTGCTCGACTTGCTTCGTTGAGTCGCTTAACCACTCGGTTCATTACTCGCTCTGCAAGCTGATCCTTACTATCAGCGGCCTTGGCCTCTGCTCGGATGCGCTTCATCACTCGCTCTGCAACTCGGTTTAGACGTGCTTCAGTAAGTTGCATAGGTCGGCGTCGTGCTCGACGGCGGCGGCTCTCATTGAGCGCTCGTGCTCTGTGGCGGCCATCACCAAGTCGGCGGTCTTGCTTGCGAGCCTTGTGCTCACGGAGTCTGCGAAGCTTACGAAGAAGAGCTTCTTCCATCTTATCTTCATCATCCATCTCATTCATACGGTAGTCACGCTTGTAAGACTTCATTCCCATCTCGTCAAGAACTTCATCGTCACCACCAGGGGCGGCGTCCATGTCCACGTCTACTTCCATGTCTCCATCGTCATCCATGTCCATTTCCATGTCCATGTCCTTGTCGCCTGCATCATCATCGGCAGACACGGCATCAACAGCAACTCCGGTAACATCTTCAACGGCAGAAGCAATAGCATCTACAAGGTCAAGTACCTGTTCTTCTGGCATGTCAACCTTGGCGTCTCCACCCATGTCGTCGTCGCCCATGTCCATATCTCCCATGTCCATGTCATCACCTGCATCATCATCAGCAGGTTCTTCACCAGCGTCGCCTGCGTCGTCCTTGTCATCTTCTTCGTCAAGCTTTGCAGTAAAGCCCTCAGTAAGAGGCTCAATGTTTGCAAGCTTCATAAATCTCTTAACAGTATTTTCTTCTAAAAGTTTTCTCATTAGTATATCTCCTGTAAAATATCAAAAGGAGTGCATAACTACTCCATCCCTTATAAATAGTGGCATAGTCACAAAAACCCTATTTCATCCTCCTTTTTACCTTTTTGACAGCATCATCCTGAATTTGTTTGATTCTCGGAAAAGAAACACCCATTCTTGGTGCTATCTCTCGCAAAGTCATAGGCTTCTCTTTATGCTTTCGGATGGTAACAAGAACACAATTTAGATCATCTTCATAACTTATCCACTTTCGACAATCCTCATTGGGACACGATACTTTCAACTCCATACATTTTTCTGCACATGCAATCATACGTCTTGTTCTCTTTCTAGCATATCAAAGATGCTGTCAATTTCATTTTGGTTAAGTGCAAACTTACTCTCGATATCCTTTTGCCCTTCACGCTCTTTTGCTACTATCTTTCTTTGTCTTTTACTTGTAATGTTATTCTTCAACTTATACTCCTGAATAAACTTCACCATGTTTGGATCGTCTTGCAGAAATCCCTGAATCATCATCCTGAAAAACTGTGCTTGACGCAAACCTTCATAGTGAAGTTTGATCTTTAGTTCAGCGTGTGTTTTATCTGTCTCTGTAAAGACAATACGCTTTTCATAGTCTCCATACGTTCTAGCAGCCATATTACCTCTTTAGAATATGTGCGGAGCTTTCTACCTGACCAGCGTTTGTTTGCCTTACAAAGACAGCCTTCTCACGAAGTTCTTGAATGTTTCTCGCTCCTGTATAACTAAAGCCAGATCGAATGTTGTTCTCAAGATACTTTAGGGTGTCGTGAACCGGACCCTTAGAAGGAACAGAAGATGCAACACCTTCAAGAGAAGAGGGCTTGCGACCTGCTGCTAATTGTGCCTCAACACTTGCCATCCCTCGATACTCTTTCCTACTACCATCTGTAGTTTGAAATAGTCTCCCAGGGGCTTCATCGTGACCAGCTAGAAGCGAACCTAGCATCACAAAGTCTGCACCGGCAGCCATAGCCTTTACAACATCACCTGCATTTTTGATTCCGCCGTCCGCTACGATCTTAACGTTTCCAGCTTGAGCGTGGTGTGAGCGTGAGCAATCAATAACAGTTTCCAACCCAGGTACTCCGTGACCTGTCTCTACTCTTGTGGTACAGATACTTCCACCACCAATGTTACATCGAATTATCTCCGCACCCCAATCTGCAAGATCATCAAACGCTTGCTTTGTAGCTACGTTGCCTGCCATTAGTTGAATATCACCGGGAAGATTCCTTTTCAAACTCTCAATAGCACGCTTTACATGAATGTGGTGCCCGTGTGCAACATCAATACAAACTAATGTTGCACCAGCCTTTACACATTCTTGTGCTCTTTCAAGATAATCTCCAGTTGCACCGACCGCAACACCAACAAGCATAACATGATCTCTTGTCTTTAGCTCACTGTGCTTATCAAGATATTGATTCTGAATAGAAGTTTTAAATACTTTATCAAGAACTTTGATCTGAGATTGGATATCCATATATCTATGAACAATGCCCATACCTCCATGAAACATCATAGCCAGCGCCATCTCGTCTTCACACACCGTATCCATAGGTGAAGCAAAGATAGGAAGAGTCAAAGTATCTAGCTTGCCTAACTGACTTGAGATATCAATTTCCTTTCTGCTCTCAATATCACTGTATTGAGGGACGAGTAGTACATCATCATAAGTTAGTGCATCAAATTGCTTTATCGCTGCCATTAGTATTCTCCTGTCTTTTCTACTCCATCTGTTGTCATGGTGAAAACCTTTGGATGATTCCCGCCAGTAAAGATGGGATATGCCGTAGATTCAAAAACAACTACTGCCGATGGAAATGGTGCAGAGTTGTCGCTACCACCGAACTTTAGCCGACCTCGAACAAACGAGATCTTATGAGCCTTCATACAATAGTCGTGCCAGTATGAAGTATCAGTTCTAGCGGGGATAAGACAAACAACTTTTGTGTTTGGCTTCCTGCTTTCTTCAAATGCCTTCTTGATCCACTTCTTAATCTCTCGACCGTAAGGAGGATTCATAAAGACCGTGTGACCTGACCAATCTTGCTCTAGGCCGTTATCATCCTGAGTAAAGAACTTCTTACACTTTGCCGTGGTCTTTGTAGCGCACGGATCTAAAGTAAAGTTGTAGTTCTTTGCGAGCGCATCGTAAAAGCCTTGTGGTGTTGTCCACTCGTTCGACTTTGACGAAAACATTACTTGCTGTGTAGTCTTATCCAATTGTGTTCTCCTTTATGAATGTTTCCACATCGTTCCAGCACTGAGGACAATAGAATCTTGTTGTAAATTCCTGCTGAGACTTCTTACGAACAATCACTCTCCATTCTACACTATCAGGGGTAGACTTGTCAAACTTCTTTTCACAAGCGGTACATTCATCAATATCAAACTTATGCTCCTGTTGATCCAAAACCGCCCTCCCCTCGATCTGAAATAGTGATTGGTGTCCAACCGTATAGATCCTCGTGCGCAGTTCTTACCGCTCTAAAGTGAACAACCGGAACCATAACAAGCTGTGCAATCTTATCGCCTGGTTTAATCCACTGTGGCTCATCACCTACATTGTGTAGATCAATGAAGACCTCTCCATCATAGCCACTGTCAATACAGTGCGCTCCAACGATTAGATTCTTCTTTGAGGCCATAGACGAACGGTTCATAACCTGCAACATATATCCATGCGGGATACCGAACCTTAGTCCTGTAGATAGCTTATTGTTATCGTTAGGAAGGATGACGGCCTCTTCTTCACCCTCTGGAGGGTTGTAGTGAACATCTAGTCCAGCATCGGATGGATTTGAACGAATGGGCGGCTTGCCCTCTCTTATCATATAATACTCTAGTAACATTTTCTCTCCTTATGATAGTAGTCTGAATGTGCGTCGGAAACTTCGTGAAGAAAATCCCCACGCCTCAGACCAGTCCAGTTTTGCCATGTAAGGCTTGTTTAGATGAAGATGATCCAAATCAGGATTGATCCCCCAACACTTGATAGAATTGGCTGTACCTGATTCATCTACAACTTCAACGATCCAATAATCTTTATCATTCTTAGTTTTCCTGCTGGTAATCTTTCTAGGGATAAACCAACACAAACCGCCTTGATGATGCGCACCACTCTCGACATACTCTGAGATTGGAGCGATTGCATATTCTTCCAGCTTCTTGTATGTGTCATCACTCATAACTCGTGATACAGGGAACACGCCAGTTAGATTAACTTGGTACTCAATCTTTTCCATCTCAGAGAAGTCGCCTTCGGGTGCATACATCTCAATGTTTTCTCTCAGCTTCTTTTTTGTCTTTGGACGATCAACTGCAACACTTGACCAGAAATGTTTGAGTCCAGTGAACCTATCATCCATCAAACAATTCATAGCCTGTGACCTGACAAGAACATCAAGCGCCTTCTTGTTTAGTTTCGAGTAAACGATCTGATCGTCAAACAACAACTCTTCAACCGATCTGAAAGGTCGGTGCATTATAATTTGTTCTACGGCGGCTTTGCCTAACCCCTTGATTGCAGTTAGTGGCTGAATAAGTGTTTTACCGTCTTCCGAAATTCCCCATTCCGCACCAGACACGTTTATGTCCATTTCTTGAATTTGAAACCCGCAGCCTTTTGCAATTCTAATAGCTTTTTCTAGTTTTTCTTGTTTTGCTGACATATCATTCTTTCCACAGTTTTTCCCTCTTTATTGCAGAAACTGTTGGTTGGGAAATACCATATTTTTCGGCTATCTCTTTTTGTGTCACAGTTCCTTTAAGGCACATCTCTCTTATATCACACACGTCCTGCTCTGTCAAGACACTTCTTGCCCTATTAGACCGTTTTTACAAAGCATCGGTGTGTTTTTGAAGATATGCCGCCATCCACTCAGCAGGAAAATAGTTTAGCAGCCAAGCACACTGGAAAGATAGAATTGAATAACTTACAGCGTGAGACTTATTGAAACCATAACCTGAAAAGTATTCAAACGTTTCCCATAGCTTGTTTGCTTCACGCTCAGATAGATTCTTTTCTGCGCAGCCGGTTACAAACTTATTGTAGATTTCATTCTTAACCTCGGCACCCTTTCCGGTGCCTTTCTTGGTTAGAACCTTGCGAAGCATATTACCTTCGTCAAGACTGATTCCCTTGCCAAGCTTGTGTGCAAGCATAGCAATTTGCTCTTGGAAGATAAGGAACCCATATGTTTCTTTTGTTACTTCCTCGAACTCTGGACAAGGATATTCAATCATATCTTCATTGTGCCTCGCAGACACATAATGCTGATCTACCTTTGCAGATAGTGGACCAGGGCGGAAGATGGAAGTGATAGCAGACAGATCAATGATATTATCTGGCTTTGCTCTCACACAAAAGTTCTGCGCCCCTGTCTCTGTGAACTGAAAAATACCAGCCCACTTGCCTTTGTGAAAGATGTTTTGATAAACACTTTTATCGTTTAGATCAACCACATCGGGATGCAGGTTATCGTTATAAAACTTCTGCACATCCTCGAACGTAGGCTCTGCTATATTGTGGTGCCGCTGTAGAATGTGCCTAATTGCACCTTCAATCATACGAAGCGAAGCCAGACCAAGGATATCAAACTTAATGAAACCCATAGGCTCCAAGTGTCTTACGTTCTGTCCCTCAGACCACGGAGTTTGCCTTACGCCACCTGAATAAATTAGAGGCATAGATTCATTTAGCTTCTCCGCAATAACAACGCCGCCAGCGTGACGTGAGCAGGATCTAATCTGTCCAACCAAACGCTTGACGTGTGTTTCAATGTGTGGATACTTTGCCAGGAAACTTTTGAGGCTGGTAGAAAACTCCATTACCTCTTCCCAGGTTGGTGCATACACACCTGCTTTGATTCCGTGCTTCTTCTTTGCAGCGGGCGTTGCCTCGACTAGCATCTTTGATGTTACAGAGTTAACCTCTGTGAACGGAATCGAATAAAACTTGGAAATATCTTTGATCAAAGAGCGAAGCTGTAGAGTATTCCAGTTAGAGATGGGAACCACGGTATCCTCACCCCACTCTTCAATAAGATGTTCCTTGATCTCCATTGGATCGGACACATCGTAATCAATATCTGGATAGCCCTTACCTTGCTTGGTTAGGAATCTCTCAAACTGCAATCCATACTTGATAGGATCAACCTGTGTGATACCAAGAACATAAGCGATTAGCGAACCTGCGGCTGAACCTCGACCGGGACCGACAAGTTGCTTGTCACTTGAGATATCAGAGATAGCTTTCATTGTAAGGAAATACTTTGAAAAGCCACGACCTGAAATAACTTCAAGCTCTTGCTTGAGTCTATCAATGTAAACTTTAATCTGATGCTTGCTTGCGTTCATCTGTTTCATAACAGTTCGCAAACCATCGGCAGCATACTTCTCCAACGCCTCATCCTCTGTCATATCCTCGGGCACAACAAAGTCTGGCAGCTTTACCGTATTGTCAGGCAAGAAGCTTTCAATACGGTCATAAGCAATTTCAGCGGTACGCTTGATAGAATTCAAAACAAGCTCATCATCGTACTCTTGACCCAAAGATCTTGCAGACTCTTTATAAGTCTCGAACATCTGATCACCGTTCTTTGGATACAATTCATAGCCAACCTCTTCAACGTTGTTTGGAAGATCGGTATCAATCTCTCCACCCTTACCTAGCCAACCTAGACGCTTGTATAGAATACGATCTTTCCAAGCATCAGGCGATGGGTAGTGACTGTCAGCAGTCGAGATAAGTTCAACGCCAAACTCTTCCGCAACCTTGATAATGTATTGATTTAGCTGATGTTGCTCTGGAATAGAGGACCATTGAAGCTCGCCATACCATCGATCTCCAAAGATGGATTGCATCTGTTCTGTAGTCTTCCTCATAGCCGCTAGAACGGCTTCATCGCCTTCCTCACGGTTCTCCCACATATCACCAGCATAGATACCACCAAGGCACGCAGACGCAGCTATGACGCCCTCAGAGTGCTTACGAAGCATCTCATAGTCAACCCTGGGGAAGCGATAGAAGTTGTCCCCTGCGAACGACTGTGAAATCATCTTGAAGATGTTTTTAAGTCCTGTTTCGTTCTGCGCAAGCAAGATAAGATGACGACGGCGCTTGAGAGTATCAGCTTCTTTACGCTCCTCATCTTCAATTACAGTTCCTTGGCTCTCGCCCTTATGCTTTGAGCCAGAACCTTTCTTCTTTGCCATAGCTTCTGTATACTTTTCTTTCCACTCAGACAGCGAAGGAACGAAGTAAGCTTCAACACCAAAGATAGGCTTGAAGTCTTTCCCTTCCTCTTTCATCTTCTTGGCGTGGA